TCCTTCTACGGAATAGGATTCACCAAAGTGCAGCCGATCATCCAGATCAGGCCTAAAGAAAACGACTCTTAAAGCATCGAAAAGATTAAAACAGAGTTAATAAAACAACACCCATTTCAGGTCATTGGAGGAACAATGGCACAAACCCCCATTCAAACCTTGTGCTTATTTAATTTAAACTATTAAAGGACTCTAAATAAATAAATTCAAATTCATTCATTTAAATAACTTACGATAGATGTGGTCTGTAATCGATGTCCTTACCATGCTCAGATTCATCGTTGTCTGTGTCAACATGGCGTTCGTAACTTGTCTTGTTTCCATGAACGCTGCCATCCGTCACCATAGCTCTGCGAGTTCCATGCCCTATAGCTGCAATTTTAGCCTGAGCAAGTTGTTCCTTGACTGTTTTGGGGGTTGTTTTGGTGACTTCAACAAAATCAAAGGGTAGGGTAGTCATCGCTTTCTCTGTGAAACCTGCTTGATTCCATAAGCTGTCATTTTTCCCCCTTTGGCCAAGATTTCCTGAGTGATACCGGAAAAGTAGCCTCATGATTTTCCTCAAACCACCATTTTCAATGGCTGGCTCAACGAATGAATCGATGCGAACAGTCTGCACTTTCCCCAAGCTGTCAGATTCCATGTCCTGGTTGGTGTCCACCTCAGAAGAGGTTCCGTTGTTTGCACACCAGATACACCATGCCGTCAGGACAATTGACCATGCATCGTCGTTCCGAATCTTGAGGTCCTTCTTAACGGCCTCAACCCATGCAGCTAGTTGCGCACTTGTTGCTTTTGTTGTGGATGCATCATACTGCTGTTTGGGAATGTGCTTCAGTATTCCTCTCTTCCACAATTTCTTGCCATTTACCGTTGGAATGGCATTACTACCTCTGTTGGGATTTATTGAAGGCATGACCCATTTGACCTCTTCTTCCTTTTCTTCAGGGTCACTAGCTGGCTGCTCAACGTCCTCGTTCCCTTTGATCTCCGGCTGTGGTTCCTTGGCGCCATCTGACACTTGAGCTTTTTCTGCTCTTGCCTTCTCGACTTCTACTCGCCTTTGTTCAGCCTTCTCCCTTTCTTTCTCGTCCTTCTCTTTCTTCGCCTCTCCATCCTTCGCAAGGGTTTCCGCGTCCATCTGTAGCACTTGAGTTGGCTCTTCGTCTTCGTCATCACTTGACTCATCGTCCTCATCAAACCACTCCCTTACGTCCTCGCTGTCGTTGTAGTGCAAGGCAAAGACTTGGCATGGGTCCATGTAAACCACTGACACCAGATCATTGTGCATGGCATAAACGAGTTCACTTCGGTATGTTACAAGCAGCCACACCAAATACGAGTGCATCACACAAAACAGGTCTGGATCATTGAATGATTCGATCATTGCTGCAAAGGCGGCTTGTGCGGCGTGCACAATTCCACCTTTCTTGATCCACTGAACGATTCCTAGAATACGTTCGGGATTGAGTTGGAACCCTATGCGCCCTCCTATGTCTATCATTGTTAAGCTCATGTAAGGATTCGCTGTTATGTCGGTTGTGAGCTCATCGAATTCGTAATGAAGACCGAGCTGTGCAATCTCGTCAGTGAAGGACCCACCAAACTCCTTAACGAATTCCGGTGACACCGCGAATTTGTTGTCATCACCATTACACACAAAGACGAATCTTTCATCGATTTTATCAAACGTATAATCCCTCGTCTTTACAGCGTATGCGTAATAAAATGAGATCATGAGTACCAGCGTATTATCCACGACTGTACTTGGTTGTCCGCTGTTATTGCCAACTTGCTTGACCAGGATGTTCCACTGATCGTGTGAATTGGAGTAAAAAACAAACTCGCGAAACATGTTGCTCATGGCTCTTTCACTTTCCCGTTTATCATCCTCATGCATGAAATGGCACCGGATGGTGTAAATCATGTCAAATAGGTATGGATCGATGGATGAATCAAAGCGTGATCCATCTCCACTTCCATGTAGCAGCCGGTCTTTGTTGAGCTTGTTGTATACCTTTGACCACCCATTCTGGGAACTTATTAATGCCAACAGTGGTGAGGTGGCTTTGAGGTGGGATTTGTAGAACTGCTTGTTGAAGTCGTCCACAAAATACTTTGCGCAATGAGGCGTCGTGATGGGGGCTGGTGTGAAGACACGCGTTTTGTTTAAGTCAACCTTCTCTTTAGGCCGCAGCTCAGCTTTGAGAGATCCATTCCACAACCCAGCGTTTTTACCCTTGTTCAACTCGCTTCTACAATGTGCGCCAAGGGCAACTAACTCCTCCTCTGTGAGATTCTTGCAGAGGTCCCGCTTCTTCATTGCGTACAGGGGTCCAGCGGCCTTACCCCACTGTATGTCCTCCAGAACCTCCATTGTTGTTCTAATCCTCGTTTGGGTCATCCCAGCCCT